GCAACGTCAAAAAGAATACTCGCAAACAAAATCTAGCCTACTCGATGAACAAATCGAACTTCTACAAAAGCTGGCTGGCAATCAAATAAAAATACTAATGGGGCAAAAATGAAAATACTTGTACTAGACTTGGAAACAACAGTTGACCGCTTCGATGGGAAAATAGACAACAGCCCATTCAATCCTAAAAACAAATGCGTGATGTCTCAATACGGCTTCATAGGCTGGGACACAGTAGACCATGTTCAGGTTGATACCTACTACCACAAAGAATGTACGTCTCCTGCGTCCAAAGATGGACTGCAGACCGCTCTTGATGAAGCTGAACTTATTGTAGTCTACAATGCTAAGTTCGATGTGAACTGGATGCTGGAGATGGGTTTTAAAATATCCTGCCCCATCTATTGCTGCATGGTAGCTGAGTACGTTTTGGCTAAGGGCCAACGGCAGGAACTTAGTCTCAAAGCTACAGCAGAACGATATGACGTTACACGCAAGAAGTCCGATCTGATCGATAAGATGTTTAAAGACGGCACTGGCTTTGAAGAGATGCCGTTAGACACTGTGATTGAGTACGGTATTGCGGACGTAATATCCTGCGGTGAAGTGTACCTCAAACAACAAGATATTCTTGAAGCAGAGGAGAACAAATCTCTAGTTCCTGTCATTGGTATGATGAACGAGATGCTAGAGTTCTTGGTGGAGATTGAACGAAACGGTATTAAAGTTGACCTGGAAGTTCTTGACCAAATCAAGGTCCAATTTACCGAAGAACACAAGCAGCTAACAGACCGCCTGCATGACATCATTGATGAAGTGATGGGCGACACCCCAATCAATCTAAACTCAGGGGCGGACATGACTAAGGTTGGGTATAGCCGTGAAGTTATTGACCGTGCCACGCACCAGCAAGTGTGGAACATCGGTGTTGGTGCCAATGGCAAACCTTTGCCGCCCCCACGCATGAACGATGCGGAAATGAAACGTGCAGTCCGTGCAACCACGCAAGTTATACAACGCACAATGGCCCGTTGCTGTGACACCTGTGATGGCAGAGGTAAGATACAAAAGGTCAAAAAGAATGGTGAGCTTTGGAAGAACCTATCCAAGTGTGCCAACTGTAATGGTGTAGGTGCTTTCTATGATCCTACAGGTGTGACCGCAGGTCTTAAACTTATACCTGAAGAGCCAAGCTACGGATCTATAAATGGGTTTAAAACTGATAAGGCCACAATAAAAAGTCTTATCAAGCAGGCCCAGCGCAAAGACAACCTTACGGCTGTTGAGTTCCTGCAAAAGTTATCCCGCCTGAATGCGGTATCCACATATCTTGATAGCTTTATTCAAGGCATTGAGACTTGGACACGCCCCAGTGGTTTGCTTCATACCAACATGAACCAATGCATCACAGCTACAGGCCGCTTGTCTTCATCAAACCCTAACTTCCAAAACCAGCCTAAGCGGGGCTTCCCTGTTAGAAAGGCAGTGGTTAGCCGCTTCCCTGACGGCATTGTGGTAGAGGCGGATTTCAGTGGTCTAGAATTTAGAGTAGCTGGAGAACTTTCCAGAGACCCGCAGATAATCGAAGATATTCTCACAGGCAAAGATATCCATAAGCAAACTGCGGCTATCATTAATGAAACCGATGCCAAAACCATTGATAAAGATCAAAGGCAAGCAGCCAAGGCATATACCTTCGCCCCTCTATATGGTGGTATGGGTGCAGGTGAACCACAACATATACGCAATTACTTCCAAGAGTTCTTCAAGATCTATGAAGGTTTAGGGCAGTATCAGAAGCGTCTTATGGATGGTGTGCTTAAAAACGGGATCGTGCAGACACCTTCAGGGCGTCAATACTTTTGGCCTAACGTAAGGCGTTTGCGCAATGGGCGTGTTACTAACGCCACACAGGTTGTTAACTATCCTGTGCAAGGCTGGGCCACAGGCGACCTAGTCCCCCTAGCCTGCATCCGTGCGCTTGCAAAGTTTAGGGAACTAAACCTTCGTTCAAAGCTCATACTAACTGTCCATGACTCAATATGCGTTGACTGTCATCCTGATGAACTTGAGCAGGTTAAAGAAGCACTAACCTGGTCCATGCAAGGTGTTCCAGAAGAAGTGGAGAAGCGGTGGGGTTACACTTTCGCCCTGCCCCTCGCCATAGAAATTTCTGGCGGCAAAAACTGGCTTGATCAAGTAGAATATGATTGACGAAGTGCCACTTAACGTGCCATAATAAAAGTCCACTAAGAAAGGGTCACAAAGATGAATGATCTAACAACCATTGATGGTATTGAGTTAGCAGAACTTGCAAATATTTTAGGAACCGAAACATCGTCAGGCGGCGGAGACACACTTGTACGTGTACCAAAGCTTGACCACCAACACGCAGCCGACGACGACGACGGGAACCCAATGCCCCGTGGTGAGTTCAGGTTGCATATGCCAGACCAGATTGTGTACGCAAAGACAGTACGCTTTCGCCCTCTTGCGTCTCATGTGCAGTATTTTCTATGGGAAGACGATAAGTTTGTTAAATCCCGTGCATTGAAAAATATGCGTGAGGAAGCCCGTGACACAGCAGGCGGTATCGCTTGTGGTATGCCCGAATGGGAAGTCCGTGCTGAGAATGAAGACTTGCGTCAAAAGTACAAAGATTGCCAGCGGCGTATTGTACGGGGTCTCGTATCTATGACAGGCCATAATATCGAAGGTGATGAAGTAATCATTGAGAACCAACCTACCATTTATTTTGGTAAGGGACGTACTAATTACGGCGGGTTCTTTAACGAATACATCAAGCAGCTTCCTAAAGGCTCTAATATCTTTGATTATGAAGCCAATATGTCTACAGAGCGGCTGAAGGTTGGGGCCACAGTGTTTTTTAAAATCCACTGGGAGCCTCTTCTTAAAAACAAACTTCCTATGACACAGGACGTGTTTGAGACGATGAAGGTTTTTGCAGATACGATTACTGCAGAGAACAAGGACGTCGATGATCAGTACTTCAAGGCTCACGCAGAAGACAGTCTGGATAGCAAAGCTATGGCTGCTATTGAAGACAGCCTAGAAGCTGATCTAGCGGACGCATAATGGGCCTGCAGTCGCAAATCCACGAAGTTTTAGACCTTCTGTCTAACAACGAAGCTGACAAGCTTGAGGTTGAGCCTGAAGAGTTGGCAAAGATGGCTAGAAAGGCTGGGCAGAGCTTTGAAGAAGCAATTCTTCGACAGTTCACACGGCAGAACGAAGAGTTTCGTTTCCGTATGTCCAACGTAGGAAAGCCTCTTTGTCAGCTACAGATGGCTAACAGTGGTGCGAAGCAAGAGCGCAAAGACTACAACTTCATTATGCGGATGCTTCATGGTGATGCCATAGAATGCATTATGGATCTGGTCCTGGAACTCTCTAAGGTCAACATTACGGGCAGCAAGTCCAAGGTTGAGCTTGAGTTAGAGGGCTACACCATCAAGGGCGAAGACGACATAGAAATTGATGAAAAAGTTTATGACATCAAATCTTCGTCACCGTTTGCCTTTGAGCAGAAATGGAAAAAAGGTCTTCCTGCTTTGAAAGCTGACGATCCTTTTGGGTATGTAGGTCAATTGATCGGATACTCAGATGGTCAGAACAAAGAGACAGGTGGCTGGATTGTAGTTTGCAAAAGCACAGGACAGGTTGTTGTTGTAGACGCTGACTTCTCTGATGAAGAGAAGGACGCAGTTAAATCTGATATAGCTACAAAGGTTAAAGCTATAAACGAAGACTGGTCTTTTCAGCGCTGCTTTGAGCCTGTGGATGACTTCTTTAACAAGAAGTACACGGGTTCTAAAAAGCTACCCATGTCCTGCGTCTTCTGTGATTTTAAGCAGTCTTGCTGGCCTAAAGCTCAACTTCTTCCACAACCAAATTCAAGGGCCAAAGAGCCTAAGAAAAATTGGTACGTTATGTATGAAGGAAAGGAACTGTAGGTGGCAATCAAACCTTCGTCTGCAAAGGCAAAGGGACGTAAGCACCAACAGTGGGTTAGAGATAAAATATTGGCTCTGTTTCCTAAATTGGAACCAGATGACGTTCGATCCACAGGGATGGGACAGGGCGGTGAGGATATTCAGTTATCCCCCGCCGCCAGAAAACTCTTCCCCTACTCAGTTGAGTGCAAGTCTCTGAAGTCGATAGGCGTTTATAAATTCATGGAGCAGGCGCAAGCCAATTGCCCCTCGAAAGCAGAGCCAATCGCCATAATCAAATCCGACCGCCAGAAGCCTTTGGCTGTCATCGACGCAGAACACTTTTTTGAACTGATCGGAAAACTGAAATGAAACCTGAAGACCTTCCCGAAGATAGTATGGGCATCATTATGCAGCCACAGCCTGATGGGGACTTTGGCGTAACCGTTATCCACAACCTCTCTGACCAGTGGTCTGAAGAGGAAGCTGAACCCTTCATGGACATCCTTAACGGCCTAAACATGGTCTTGAGCAACGGGTTTGAGATGTTGGCAATGTATGGCGCTATGGGCCGTGTGCTTAAAGACGTTATGGACCAGGCTGATGAAGGCCCTGAGATTGTCTTTGAGGCAGATGAAGAGCTTTTAGAAGCCATTAGTGATGCCAAGGTTGTTCCATTTAACGGCAAAAAGTGGACACACTAATGGACGCCGTTAACAGCCCCCCGCATTACAATCAGTCTGGCATCGAATGCATCGAAGCAATCCGTGCTGCCCTGGGTGACGAAGGCTTCAAGAAGTACTGCCAAGGAAACGCAATCAAGTACCTGTGGCGCTACGAATACAAAGGTGGCGTCCAGGATTTGGACAAAGCTGTTTGGTACATCCACCGCCTGCGTCGTGAGTTTCTCAACGAAGATATTAAGCTTGAAGAGGAGTAGCGTCGTGACACCTGGATACGAATATTTTGACGAAGGAAACGCATCCTTGCGTGATCCCGATACCTATCTGGGCAAAAGCCCCCTTGATATGGTCCAACATTTTGCCCGCACCTACAATCAGACGATGAAGCATAGCTGGGTGAAAGGGAGCAATAAAGATCTCCTGCGAACTGTCCTGATTAAGGAAGAATACGCCGAAGTGCTTTCGGCAACAGACGCCGCAGAATTGCTCAAAGAATTAGCCGACCTTGTTTATGTGACCTACGGATTTGCCGCCACGTTTGGATGGGATCTGGACGAAGCTGTGCGCCGTGTACACGCCTCAAACATGAGCAAGTTGGGTGAAGACGGTCAGCCCATCTACCGTGAAGATGGCAAGGTTTTAAAGGGACCAAATTATGAAGAACCAAATCTAACAGACTTAGTCTAGGGAGCAGAAATGAACAATTATCTACCAACCGATTACCAGGCTTTTATTCACACGAGCCGCTATGCCCGCTGGCTTGAAGAAGAAGGCCGTCGTGAAACATGGGGCGAAACTGTAGGCCGCTATGTGGACAACATTGTAGCCACAGTAGTACCTGACGAGAAGGTACATAACGAGATTGCAGAAGCCATCACAGGCCTGGAAGTTATGCCTTCTATGAGATCGATGATGACTGCAGGAACCGCTGCAGAGCGGGACAACACCTGTATGTACAATTGTTCTTACTTAGTCATCGATGACATGAAGGCTTTTGATGAAGCTATGTTCATCCTGCTCTGTGGTACAGGCGTAGGCTTTAGCTGTGAGCGCCAGTACATCAAGCATCTTCCCGAAGTGCCAGAAACTTTATTTGATAGTGAAACAACTATCATGGTTAAAGACAGCAAAGAGGGTTGGGCAAAAGCCTATCGCCTACTTATCTCCATGCTGTTTGCAGGTGAAATTCCTAAATGGGATGTGAGCAATGTACGTCCTGCAGGCGCACGTCTGAAGACATTCGGTGGACGGGCAAGTGGCCCAGCGCCTCTGGTAGACTTATTCAACTTCACAATTGATACCTTCAAAAAGGCTGCAGGCCGTAAGCTATCAAGCTACGAATGCCATAGCATCATGTGCAAGATCGGTGAAGTAGTGGTGGTAGGCGGTGTACGTCGTTCCGCCATGATTAGCCTATCTAACCTGTCTGATGACCGTATGCGCCACGCTAAGTCGGGTGAATGGTGGAAGACTGCACC